TAACCCGCGTTGTTTGCGTAATTCGATATAAGAATTAGTATCATTAAGTTCAGTGGCTAATGCTATAACTTGGTCATAACTATTTAACACTTGTGCCCAAATAATTTGTGCTTCGTTGATTGATTTATAATCAAGTTGAGAAGCAGCAACACCCGCTTCAATGCAACAATAAGATTTCATCAATAATTCAACTCGTTTCCCTGCTTCAAGTTGTTCTTTCTGAGAATTAGTATAAGGGGTTAAGTGATTCAATTCGACATTGACAATATCAACATAAGTCTTGAGTGCTATTCTTGCATCAATAGTATTAGTTTGAAGCGTTTCATCTGGAATTATTGAAGAATAGGCATTATTCTCATATTTGATAGCTGAACCTTTATTCGAATAGTCATTATTGAAAGAAGCAGTAAAAGCAGAAGCCAAAACAGGTAATTGCCAAGGTAAAGTAATATCTCCATCCATCAAATCAGTAATTGCATTTGATACTGCTAATAATGAATAAGGATTATAAATCCCAGTCATATCTCCAATAAAACCCATGACATAATCAGTCGCATATTGTGGTAATTGAGTGATTTTATAAAGTGCTTTGAATGCATCGGCTAATTTGAATTTGCCAGAAGTGGCTGCATCTTGAATAGCAGAGATAGTATTCTTTTGAACTGACGGAAAACCTTTCTCAGTCGTTTCATAGAAGACAAGAGAGAATGTTGCTTTACGTGCTGCAGTTTGTTTGGATTCGGTGTATTCACATGAACCAACTTGCACTAACATTTCGCCTAAGTCCGGATGAACTAATTTGCCCGGTCCAAATTCTTTACATGCTTTCAGTAAATCATCACGCTGCTTTTCCCAATCGTCTCCGCTAACCCACGCTTCAAGTTTGATTGCATCTTGCAACTTTCCCATATCTTCAGAATATGGTTTGTCGTATTGTGGGAACTCATGATTTGCTGTTCGACGACCGAAAGTAATGGAACCTGTTTCGCAGAAGAAAGGAACTCCTTTGAAACTTGGAGTAATAAATCTTTTTTGTAATTCTGATGCCATGGTTATTTTGCAGTCCTTCTTGCCTGTCCGGTGTTATTTTGAATATTGACTTTTGAAGTGCCTTGGGTTGTTGCTTGTTGAACTACAGATGGTTTTCTAAAATCTTCAATTGTTACTGCGTTTTGAATATTGACAGCTGAAGTTGGAGCAGCTGGTTTTTCAACTATGCTTTTGCCGACAAAACCTGGTTTTGAAAGTGGTTGAACCGGCTCATTAGGTTGTGCATTCGATGAAGTGAAAAACTTCATTGTTGCCCAGCCAGCAAGTGTTCCCAACTGACGGCCTACTTCTTCAATAACTCTAATTATGCCTCTTAGCCCTAATATCAATGGTTCGACAGCTGCTGCAGTTATTCTAAATGCTTCAGCTATAGTTGTTATAGATTGAGTAAGTGAAGGTAATTGCGAAATGATGTTTGAAATGGTATTCGAAATTATGTCAAACGAAGATTTGAATACTGATGATTGTGCTGAACCTGTATTTCCAAGTTCTCCCAACCAAGTAATAACTTTATTTGCAAATGCAACAACTCCATCGATAACTACTTGAAGGCCATTCATAATTGCTGGTCCATTGCTTTCAATCAATGAGGCTATTCTTGTGAATGCGGCAGAGAATTGTGATGTATTACTTTTTACCAATTCTCCTAAATTCTTCATTACTCTGGTTCCAGCGGCAAGAAAACCAGTATCAAACGACATTGCTTCAAGTGCTGCTGTTTTAGCATCTTCATAATTAGATTTTGCTACTTCATAACTATCTGCATTTTTGTCTGAAGCACCTTTATAAAGACGATGTTCAGTTATCGTTTTTGTAACGAACGAAACTAAATCGTCTCTTTTGAGCGTAAGTTGCTTTTTGTCTGGAGAAGTGTATTCGTATTGGTCTTTACCTTTTACTTTTGAGAACTTCATATTGAAGGCCTCTTTCATTCGTTCAGTTTCACCATTCAGTAAATCAATAAGTGCTTCAGTTTGTCTTTCAACAGATGCTAATGGGTTTAAGGTATTTACATTAGCCATACCTTCAAAAAGTTTTTGGGATGGGTCAATATTTGCAGATTTCAACCTTGCCGCTGCTTGTCTCATATCAGCAACTTCAAATGGGGATTTAGTCGCCCAATCAACTAATTCTGAGTCTCGTTTTCTTGCAGCGGCTTTAGCTTTTTGATAGGACTCAGGTGATGAATCCTTTTGGTCAAGCATATATCCTTGAGCTAATGCATTTATAGATAATTGCTTTCTTGAACCTGCATCTAAAACTTTTTCAAACAAAACTGCAGTTGAAGCAGTTCCTAATGCTCCTAAAGCTAATCCCCATTTAGCGGTTTTAGAAATAATTCCGCCAATAGTTGATGAAATATCTTTTAGATGACCAAGCGTGTTTTTGAAGTGAAACTTAGCTTGAACGCTTGTGAATGCTGCGCCCATTTGTTTCGCTTTTGAAGTAGTTGTGGCTAAAGCATTATTAGCCTGATTTGATGAAGTTTTGACAGTCGTTGCAAATTTTGAAACAGCTGTCCCCATTGATTTTACTGGGTTTGACAACTTATCGACAGCGGTAAAAAGAGCAGAAATATTGAAAGTTCTAGCCATGAAATGTTATTCCTTTACATTTATTATTTGATTGATTTTCTCCGCGTGGATTGCAAGATTTTCTATATCGTCAATATCCCACTCAAGCATTTCAGAATATGGTTGTTTCCAGAAATATATCAGTTGAAATATAGTTTCATCTATATAACTTCCCTCCAAAACTCTTTCGACAAAAAAGGGCTTAGGATTTCCATGATAGATTCTTGGTCGTTAGGTGACATTTCATCGATTTCTGGAAGAGATAAATTTGAGCATTTTGAAATAAGAACAACAGACTTTTCATAATCATCTTTTATTCGATTGATTTCTTTCATCATTTTGACTTTTGGTTTGAATAACTCAACCTCAGTATATCGTTGAGTGCCAAAATCGATAGGGTCAAGAAGAGTGTATCTTGATTGGAATTCTGGACGGGTGGTTTCGTTTTGTTGATTTGATGACATTTGAATAATTCCTATAAAATAGTAGAGTAATATGATGGTTACTCTACTATTTATGGAATTTCAAATATTAGATTGGCTATAGGGTTCTACAACCAGGTGCCATCTCCACTAAACTCGAATGAGAAAGTGCCTTCTTTTGTTGATATTTTACCGTCCCCAGTATATCCAGAATTTGACAAAACAAAAGTTGAACCATTTGCTAATTGAATAGTAATAGTTACATTTGTTGCGATAACTAATTCATCATAATCGATTCCTGGAGTTGTAGTAATCTCTCCAGATACCTTGCTATAATCAGGAATCTCTGAATATGTGCTTGTTCCATCACTTGATTTTTGGTATTCTCTTTTTACTCCACCGGTGTAAGTAATATCGAAATTACCATCGTTTGATTGACTGAAGTTTTTCCCATTGACTTTTATATGGGCTACACCTCTAACTAATTTTGCCATTTGTTATACTCCTATTATGTATTAAGAATTCACGTTCAGACGGAATTCTGTTTTCACGGCAATGACTCTAAGATTATTTACCAAATATGGGGCAAATAATACGTTAATTCTGTTGGGGTCGTTCCCGTCAAGTTCTACAAACGATTTCGCTTTGAATTGCTTCATCTCTTGAACTATTCCATCTCGTTCCCATGAATCATACATACTTACTAACTCAGCAAAAATATCTTTTGGGGTTACTATTGACTGCCCAAATCCGAACTTAGTGCCATCGTTAGCTAATTTCATTCTCGGAAATTTTTGCGTGAAGTTATAAGTAATAGCTTTTTGCAAATAAGCCAAAGTAGTTAGCGTTTCGACATCTAAATAACTTGGGTCGGCTTGGTCATAAGCATTCTTCTGATAAGTAGTGATGCATCTTTCAATTTGAACTGCAGATACATTATGACGAAGAGTAGCTATTCCATTCCAAAGCAAAGTATTGCGCGTAGTAGCAGTAAATCTATCTGCTTCTTTAGGAGCAATAATTCCATTTAACTCTAACGTCTGTAATGTGCGAGCTGGGTCGATACTCAATGAATTAGATACTTGACCAAGAATAGCGCCTACAACATCAGTTACAGAATTAGGAATAGCAGTTTCATATCCAAACAATGAATGATGCTGGTCATTAATTGCATTACCTAAAGTAACTAGCGCTGAAGAAGTATCTGGTTTTGCTGTAAATGCGTGACCGTACTGGGCCTTTAGTGGAGACCAACGTCCAGTTTCATCATTCAGAAATTCAGTGAATGCAGCAATACTTGATGTGTCACTGTAAGGGTGCCCATAGAAAAGGAAATCTTGGTCTGCTAACAATGATAATTTTGAGCTAATAGTTGGGTCAGTCGCTCCACCACTTGCAGCCGAGATAACGACAGTAACTCCATCTGGGGTAACTTCATTTGCTAACTTCCCACGGAAATTAAGAATCACTGGAATTGAGTTACCAATAGTTCCTTTATTCTTTGCAGATAGAGTAACTACGCCTAACGCAGAAGTTGCGGTGAAAGGAACGTCCTTAGCTGCAGTGATTGCTGCAACAGTCGCAGATGCGATTGAAGTTGGAGAATCTCCACTTACTACAGGAATCCTTACTAAATCGCCAGCAAGATAAAGGCTGATTGTTCCAGAACCTGTTGCTGAACCTGTGTAAGTAATAGTGCGTGTTGCCGCAGTACCACCGCTTACGTCATTTAGTGGGAGTACCCATAACTCGGTGAAGTCGTTATTTCTTTTGAAATAATCAACCATTCTCGCCAACATCGAACCCGTGCCAAATAATGATTTGGCTTGGTCGATACTTTGAATAAGTGTTGGTGTTTCAGTTATTGCATTGACTGATTGACCAATCAACAAACCACGAGAGTTTTGAACGAAGTATCCTGCTTTTTCTGCTGATACTTCTCCAAATACTAACGGAATTCTTAGGTTTGAAGAAATAGTGTTAAATGAGATTGCCATTAGTGTTCTCCGTTTGGCTTAATTGTTTGTCTTTCTTGACTGGTTTTTCAACATATTCAACTAAATCCCCTTCAGCCAATATCCTTTGATAATACATTTGCATGTCCAGAGATAAAGTATCTAGGTCGATAATTGCATCATCTTCATGAAATTGGTTTCGTTGAGGGTCAAATACTTTAGTAACTAGTCCGTCCTTAATCTTGAATTTGTTCGGTGTGAGTTTCATTTGCTATTCCAAGTTGTAATCAGAAGTCATTTCTATTCTTCCATCAGGTCCAAGTTTCTCGCCCGGTGGTAAAAGATTCGGGTCAGCAGCGGGGTAAATAACATCCATGTCAAC